ACAGCGGCAGCCAGTCCAACTCCGGACTGTAGCGATCCGCCGGGATGAACAGCCCCACAGGGCACTTCGCCCCATCGTCGCTGTGATAGCGGGGCCGGTAGCGAGGCGGATCGCTGGCACGCAAGGCCACCGCGGGACGAGCCTGCGCCATCAGGTGCATGGCGCACAGGTCCAGGATTTCCTGCATCTTGCGGGGCAGTTTGGGGGTGTATTGCAACATTGGATCACTCCAACTAACGCGGTTTCATCACTCACCAGCCGCGCAGCACGGGCCAGAGCCCGTCCCAGGTCTGCGCCGCTGGACGGCCGTAAGCGCGGTAGGCCGCGCGGTCGGCCGCCGCCTGCGCCTCGGCCCAGGCCGCGGCCAGGCCGGTCATGGGCGCGTCGGCGTCGATCTCCATCTGCTGCCGATAGGCGCGGTAGGCCGCGCCGTAGTCCTCGATGCCGTGGCGCTCGAGGACGCGGCGCGCGGCGCGCTCGGCCGCCGCCTCGCAGCGCAGCCGCTTACCGCGCGGCTGCGGCTCGCCGTCCGGCCAGTCAATGGCGAGGCACTGCATGGTCTCCTCCGTCCATCCGCCCGGCACCATCGCCGGGCTACGAGCGCCTACATGCCGCAGTTTGCGGCACCCGGCAACCGCAAAATGCGGCACGCGCAATCACAAAATGTTTCAGCAAGGCCGCCCTCCCGGTCACTCCGGCGGCCGTTCAGCCATCGGCCTTCGCCGTCTCGCCCGTCATCCGCGCCAGCCAACGCCGTGCCACCACCGCCACCGGCTCGGGCTTGGTCGGAGCGTCATCAGGCAGCTTGGGCACGCGCTCGCGCGCCGCGTGCTCGATGATCCCCAGCACGCCCAGCTCGTGCACCGCGCGACGGCGCGCCTCCATCGGCAGGTAGTTGACCTTGCTGATGGCTGCGGTGATCGAACGCGCCGCGCGCTTGGCTGACCGCGCGATGTGCTTGCGCGCCGCCGGCGCCACCACCGCGACGGTGGTTTCGGCGTCGAGCCGCCGGTAGCCGACACCGCGCACGCTGGTGAAGATGGCGCCGGCCTCGCGCTCGGCAACGCGGCGCGCCGCGACCACAAGGTGGCGATGTTTGGTGATATCGCGTCCGATGGCGGCCGAGAGAGCGGCAAAGGTCACGGTCTCGCCGAGCGGGCAGGCAAGCAGCGCGTCCACGACAGCGCGCGTGTCAGCCGAGATTTCCGTTATGAGCATGGGTGACTCCTACGGTTGGTGAGAGGGTGCGAAGCGTTGCGTTGCGGTGCGCAGCGCTGCGAAGCGGGGCGCGGCGAAGCGGCGCGGGGCGATGCGTGGCGTCGCGGAGAGTTGCGGCGCGTCGCGGGGCGGAGCGTTGCGCGATGGTGCCCATGGCACCTCGGACCGTCTGCACTCCAGGCGGTCGGAGGTGCCAGCCCCTCGCGAGGCTGGCCGTCGCGTTGCGGGGCGCGGCGGCGCGACGCGGCGCAAAGCGGCGCGCTGCGGAGCGCTGCGATGCGGCGCGCAGCGGTGCGATGCGTTGCGAAGCGGGGCGGAGCGATGCGCGGCGCAGCGGCGCAAGACATCAAGCCACCAGCAACCGGTTGTCGGTCCATGCCAGCGACTTGAGCCTGAACCGGCCGTTGGTGCCGCCCTTCTCGGGCCTGAACCGGCCGATGCCGATGAACATTCCCGCGATTTCGACCATCTCGCGGAACACATCCTCCGTGATGATGGGATCAAGGATGAAAACGTCAAACGTCGTCTCCCAAGACGGGATGATCGGGAAACGACGCGGCACGCGCTTGCCGCTGCCGCGCACACCGTCCGCGTTCGCGCTGATGGTCACGCACTGAACCTCGTCCGGGCGGATGTTCAGCGCGGGGTCGTCGGGGATCATCAAACCCGCCGTAAACTTCGAGGTCCACGTCGCCTTGCCCTGGCCCGGGATCTGCCGCTTGGAATACTTCGCGGCAGCCGCGATCGCCTGGTGTAGGCCGTGCGCCGGAATCACCACCACCTTGCGGCCGTTGCGCTCGGCCACATTCAGCTTCGCGCGCCAGGTGCGCGCGTCGTAGGCGTCGCGGCTCTCGCCTTCCAGCATCGGCTCGTCATGCTGGCGCGACTGCGAATACGGCCTGACGCTCTCCAGCGTCACCCGCGCTTGCGTGAACTTCATGCGTATCTCCCATTGCTGAGCGTTGAGACGTTGCGTTGCGTTGCGTTGCAGAGCGGGGCGGAGCGCTGCGGCGCGACGCGTTGCGGGGCGGCGCGCTGCGGCGCGGAGAGTGGCCATGCGTCGTAACCAAGGGCAAAGCCGGACATGCGTCAGCGCACCGCCGCCGGCGTGTCCAGCCGCGCGGCAAGGCGCTGCTCCCACTCCGCCGGCTCGGCCAGCGCCTCGCCGCGCTGGGCGGCAAGCCAGCGCTCGATCGCCACCGGGTCCCACCGGTTGCCGAGCGCCGGCACGGGCGGCGGAAAGCCCGCCGCCTCCAGCGCGCGGCGGCGGCGATACCAGTAGCTGACCGTCACACCCAGCAGCGCCGCCACGTCGCGCGCGGTCAGCAGCGGCCGCACGCGCAAGGCGGTGGCGCCATTGGTGCGCAGCGCCTCAGCCACCGGCGACCGGCTCACTGAGCGTCCCGGCAACTGTCGTCCTCCTGCTTCCAGACCAGTATTTGACCCAGACGGCGCCGGAACCCGTTGGCGGTGCGCACCTTGAACTCGTTGGGGCCGACCACCCGGCGCCAGTCGTGCTTGCGGTCGTCCCAAGCCCAGAGCCCGGTCTTATTGGGGCTGGTCCGCAACACGGCAGTGAACGTTCTGCCGAACCAGGTGCCGGTCACAACCGCCCGCAGGCGGCCGTCACCGTCCTCGTCAACAACAATCTTGCGCAGCCGATGGAACACGGTGCCGAGGCCGTCAGGGCTGGCAATCCTGCGCGTCGATCCAGCGCAGCCGCACCGACAGCGTCACATGCAGGCCGGCTGCGCACAGCTCGCCATCCCGCACGATCGACACCAGCACGCCTTGCCGGCCGTCGGGGAACGGCGGCTCGCCCTCCGCCACCTGCCAGGCTTCGATCCGCTCGGCGTAGGCCTCGGCCAGCAGCGCCGCGGCCTTGCGCAGCGCGTCGCCCAGCGTGTTGGCCTCGACCTGATACAGCGTCACGCCGCGCCTCCGTCGCCGGCCGCCTGCAGCGCGCGCAGGAATGCAGCGATGATGAGTTCCGTCTCGTCCTCACGCGCCTCGCACGGGCCGTGCAAATCGCCGTGGCGTGTGGCGTAGCACTCGCCCTCGCAGATGCACCACGCGCGCGCGGCCGCAAGAAGCGCCGCTTTCATCCTGTCTTCATCCTCCGCATCCATCACGCCGCGCCCCCGTCGATCACGCGCAAGCGGCCCCGCCCGTCGCCCGCCCAGCGCCCGTCCGGGTCGCCGTCGTTGCGGATCACCAAAGGGCCTGGCTCGTTCTGACCCAATGGGCTTGACACCCCGGCCACCTGCCGTTCCAGCGCCGCCGCCTGGTCGGCCAGGTCGGCCAGCACGTAATGCAATGCGCGCGCGGCCTCGGCCGTGAACATCCGGCCGCCCTGCACGCAATACCGGCCGAAGGTGATGGCGAGGGCGTTCAGATCGTCGCTCAGCATGGGCCCGTCTCCCTTGATGGTGACGCGCGTATTCTATGCCGATCCGGTATGCAGCAGGCAATACCAAATCGGCGTTGACCGCCATGGCTGATCGGACCTACCCTGCCCGCCTTAGTCCAGCAGGGAGGTGCTAACCATGGCGAGACTCCTGGCCACGGCCTATGTGCTGGCCGGCGGCGCCACCACCGTCTTTCTGACGTTCTTCGACGGGTATCCCTACAACGCCTGGAACTGGCTGATTGCGGTGCCGGTCAATATCTTCCTCGGCACCATCTGGCCGATCTACTGGCTGCTGCTCCGGCCCCTGGCTGGGTGACGTCAGTCCGCCGGCACCTTGGGCAGCAGCGGCACGCGCACGTCGTGCAGCAGCCGCGGCCGCCGCAGCGCTTTCGTTCCCGCCGCCGCCTCGGCTCGCTTCCGCCGCGCCGGCGCGGGACGGTCCGCCAGCAGGCGCGAGAGGTCGATCAGCGTCGTCCGGCCGGGCTCCGACATCGCGCGGAAGTTCGCCAGCAGTTCGACTTCCTTTGCGTCCATCTCCGGCACCGCCGCGGTCGGCAGCAGGTCTGACGGCCGCAGCATCAGCGCGCGCGCGATCCGCGCCATCCAAGCGACCGTCAGCTGCCGGTTGCCCCGCTCGAGGCGCGAAATCTCAGCCTGCGTTGTGCCAACTAGCTCCGCGAGCGTGGCCTGAGACAACCCGGCCCGCTCGCGAAACTCGCGGATGCGGTTTTTCATGACCAAGATGATACCAAAACGGAAAGCGCGCCGCGCGGGCCAAGTTGGTATTGCGCGCGTCATACCATTGCGGTATCCAACGCGGCATGACGCTCGCACAGTGGCTAAGGCGCGCCGCCGTCTCGCAAGCCGACTTCGCGCGCGCGATCGGCGTGACCCAGGCCACCGTGTGCCGGTACGTCGCCGGCACGCGCATCCCTCGCCGCGCCATCATGGCGCGGATCGAGCAAGCCACCGGCGGCCAGGTCACCGCTGCCGACTTCTACGCCCCCGCAACCACCCCGCCCGCGCGCGGGGCTGAGCAGGTCGCGGCGTGATCCGCCCGCTGGCCGACATCCGCGAAATCGTGCGGATGCTCGCCGCCCAGGCGCCGCGGCTCGCCGCCGAGCTGCTGCCCAACGGCCGGCGCGAAGGCAACGAATGGCGCGTCGGCTCCATCCACGGCGAGCCCGGCCGCTCCATGGCGGTGCACTTGAGCCCCCGCAAGGGCGCGATATGGTGCGACTTCGCCAGCGGACAGGCGGGCGACGGGCTTGACTTGATCGCCGCCGTGCTGTTCGCCGGCGATAAGCGCCAAGCGGTGGCCTGGGCGCGCCGCTGGCTCGGCCTCGATGCCGGCCACGACCCGGCGGAAGCCGAACGCCGCCGGCTGCTCACCGAACGCGCGCTCGCCCGCGCAGCCGACCCAGATGACGACGCGGCGCGCCGCCACATGCAGCGCGTGGCACTGGCCTTCTGGGCCAGCGCGCGGCCCAGCATCGTCAACACACCAGTCGACGCTTATCTGCGCGGGCGCGCCATCAATCTCGCCGAGCTCGGCCGCCAGCCGCGCGCGCTGCGCTTCCACCCCTCCCTCTTCCACCGCCCGAGCGGCCAGCGGCTGCCCGCCATGGTCGCCGCGATCACCAGCGCACACGGCGCGCACATCGCCACACATTGCACGTGGCTGGCGCAGGACGCGCGCACGGGCCGGTGGCGCAAGGCGCCGGTCGAGCCCGCCAAGATGGTGTTCGGGCCGATGCGCGGCGCAACAATCCGGCTCTGGCGCGGCGCGTCCAACAAGCCGCTCGCCGACGCGCCGCCGGGCGACGTGGTGGCGATCGCCGAGGGGATCGAGAACGCGCTGACGGTGGCGCTCGAATGCCCCGAGTGGCGCGTGCTCGCCGCCGTGTCCTCGGGCAACCTGCCGGCGATCGAGCTGCCGCCGCAGTGTTCCCAGATCGTGCTGATCGCCGACCGCGATGGCGAGAATCCCCAGCCGCGGCGCGCGCGCGAGGCGGCCATCGACCGCTGGCTGCGCGAGGGCCGGCGCGTGCGCGTGGCCACCCCGCCGGCCGGGTTCAAAGACTTCAACGAGGCGGCGCAGGCTGAGGCTGCGCGCGCCGCCGCAGACAAGCAACGGTCGGCGGAGGACGGCGCGGCATGACGATCCGCCGGCTGCGATCCGTGCTGCGCGAGGCCGACGACGCTGGCCGTCAGCCGCAGCTGCTGCCCGAGGGATGCCCGGTCACGCCGCTCGGCACGCAGAACGGTTTGTTCTTCTACCTCTCCGCCTTGGGAGAGCTGCGCGTGCTGACCGCGCGTGAACACTCCAAGCTGAACCTGACGGCGCTCTTCAGCCCCCACCACGAGTTTCTCGCCAAATGGCATCCGCGCGTGAACAGAGACGGTCAACCCACCGGCGACTTCGCCGCCGAGCGCGTCGCCCGAGACCTCATGCACGCCTGCGCCCAGATCGGCGTCTGGAGCCCGGAGACGCGCGTGCGCGGCCGCGGCGCGTGGCTCGGCCGTGACGGCGACCTGATCCTGCACTTGGGCGACACGCTCTACGTGCGCGGGCGATACGAACCCTGCGGGATGCGGGATGAATACGTCTACC